ACTGACCATTCATTTGAAACCATGCGATAATATTTCCCAATGTGGAAAATAAAAGTGCTATTATTAATTGAGTCATTTTATCAACTTCTTTATTTCTTTATCGTTCTTACCATATTCTTTTAACATATAGATCAAATTTTCTTTTGGTATCAGATCACGATACTCCGATGCCTGTAATCTACTGACCTCAAAATAATCAACTAAATAATCGATAACCTCTTTGTTATACTTATCCTTCTTACCCTTGATGTATTTCAGATATGTTTTCTTCTTAGGTAACACACCACACCAAAACTGATAGACAGCTTTATGTGGCATGTCTTGAATACAGTAGTTTTGCATATGATTTACCAAAGGTAGGAAATCCTCACTCATACTAAGGTAACGAATTACCATAAATGGTGAGAATGTCTTTCTGTCGGCATCGGAGAAAGTATCCCAATCCCTTTTACCGACAAAAAGTTCACTTATCCATTTAAATAAGTTCATCCATTCCCCCACCTAAGTCCAACATATGTCCACAGTTTCCACAATTGAAAACTTGAACAGGTGCTATCACTTCTTGACCCGTAGGTGATACCAATGCTGACAATTTCTTGATCACATAACCTTGTATGAAAATTGGATTTCCACATTTGTTTAATGATTCTAGAATTTTTTCACACCTCATAGTTGAGGCGTTCTTTAGATCAATTTGTGGTTGACCTTTAGGTTGTGGTATTGGTTTTTGTGGTTTCATATTCATTATATTCTCCCAAGAATCTGTGATACCGTGGCGATAAAGTTTATCTCTTTATCCACAACCAACACATCTTGATACGAACCCTTAGATATATCGGCTATTATTTCCGGCATCTTCTCTACACCAAAACTCTCAACCTCATCGTATAGAAGTCGATACAGTTCGGTGTACTCTGTAAAATTACTATCCGCAACCATTTTACGAATAGTGCCCAAGCTCTCTTTATTTCTGATAGCATCGAGAAATTGAAGTTTGAACTCATTATGAATCATACCATCTTTGTCAACACTTAACTTACCATCGATGGACATTCTCTGTAGTTCATTGATAACCTTTCTCATATCAGGATATCCAGCAGTTACAACCAATGCCAGATCATCCAAGTCAAAGGATATCTGCTCTTTCTCCAAGATTGTCTTAGAGTGTAGAGCAACTTCTTTCTTACTCGGTGGTACTATCTTATAGGTTTGACACCTACTCTGAATAGGATCGATGATCTTCTCCACATAATTACAGGTCAAGATAAACCGACAATGAGCAGAAAAGGTTTCCATAAGGTTTCTTAATGCTGGTTGAGCTGAGTTTACATTTAAGTAATCAGCCTCATCTAATATCACCACCTTCATTGGTTTAAAACCAACGGAAGAAGCGAATGTCTTGAGCTTATCTCTTACTAAATCTATGTTTCGTTCATCCGAAGCATTAATATAGAGGTAATCACAGTTAACATGATTAACAATAATTTTAGCAAGTGTGGTCTTTCCACCACCAGCTCTGCCATATAGAAGTAAATGTGGTACATTTCCATCATCTAAGAACCTCTCTACTTTTGTTTTAAGATTTTCATTACCAACATATGTTGATAAATCCTGTGGTCGGTATTTCTCAACCCATAATCCGTGTGAACTCATACTATACCTGTTGTGCCACTAACCAATACTTCGCAACAAAGTCATCGACTTTGAATTCAATATGAGCCAAGCCCGATTTAGCAATCTGTAGTTCAGCCTTTGAACACTCTTTATTACAACTGAGTAATTGACTAAATAGATTAGCATTAAAGTTAACCTCTTTCTCCAAAGTAACAGCACTACTCGGTACTTTGATACTGATACGATTAGAATTCATATCGGAATAACCGATGACAAACTCAACCCCACCATCTACTGGTTTAACAGCAAAATGATCAACATCAGCCAAAGCACTCTTACTCTTGATAAAAGAGTCCATGAACTGAGCATCTAATGTCACCAATGTGTCAAACTCTGGCAACTTCTTTAACTCTGGTACATCTGGTATCACACCAAGAGCAGCAAGTACATAATCAGATGACTTGTTAGCATCTGTTAGATGAAATGCTACTGGATTACCATCTACTTCTGTTAAAGTTAAATCGATATTATCCATCATCACATTCAACATCTTCTGTAATTGAGCAGTATCATACACCCCAACATCAAAGGTAGGCAGACTTTGTTTATCCAATTCAAGAACCCCCAAAAGAGACTTATCGCCTGATATAAATCGTGTTGAAAGTTTTGTTCCATCCGAAGTCCACTTGACGGAATTTACATTACCCCCAAGATTATACTTCTGAATGAATGTGTTTAGTGTTATTTTATTCATAGTTTCTCCATGTTGTGATTTAATTTACTAAATATTTGACTAAATGTCAAGTTAAAAAAACTTTTCATTGGGTTTAAATTTTTTCTTAAAAGTAATACCATCAAGCATCTTTATTTTAGTATCTCCTCTATAACCTTTCTTCATATAGTACACACCAGATGGAAAGCCAAATGGAAAACCAGCTTTACTACTTGGTAATGTGTGTATCTCCACGAAACCACCATAATCAAAAACATCACTCAAAGTTCCCATACTCTTAAACATTTTTGCTACAGGAACTAATAATACTATGTTGTCTGCTAAGTTAAAAGAATGTTCTAAAAATCTGTTGAAATCAGAATATGGTGGATTTGTTACTATCCAATCAACTTTCTTGTCATAGTCATAATAGTTCCTACCTTCTGTTATCTCACACCAATCAGTATCTTTTGGTAAATACTTTAAGAAAGCTCCTTCACCTTTACACGGTTCTAATACTTTTCCTGTAATTGGAAACATATCACATATTTGTTTAGTCAACCACTCTGGTGTAAATACAACATCATTTGGATTTACATGAGCATATTTATCCCTTATTAGTGGATTATGTTTTTGTCCTTTAATACTACCCATCAAAAAAATCTTTCAATAGAATTTTGTTTATCCACGGGCATATCCCAAGACAAAGCATCATAGAACATCTGTATTTTCTTACTCAAAGCCCTATCAAATATCTTATCCCTATCGATGTACTGATTGATAAAATCCATCACATCTTTAGGATCATCATATCCTTTGTAAGCCAAAGCATCTAATTGAAGTGGATTACTCTTTAAATAAACCCACTTAATCTTACTGGCATTTCTAATTGGTTCAAGATGAGTAGCCTTAAAATGAACCAACAGATCATTGTATGCCAAGGAAGCTTTTACATGAGCTGGTGTACCACTTTTAGTATCAGAAAATATATTCTTTTTACTCTTCGCACCCTTATACTTCTTCACACCCTTGACACCACTCGGTAGAGCAATAGTGTCTAACTCATGTTTTTCTAAATTCTTTTTGAAACTTAATATAAATTCATCTATCCTATCCTTATCAATATTATGTAGGATAGCCTTCAATACCTTTGTCATGAAATCACGAAATGCTGGTGGGAATGAACTACGAACAATATCCAATCCCTTGACATCCAACTTCTCACACTCCAATCCACCATCATTTATAATCCATTGACCATATCTCTTCTTGGTAACCCAAAAGGCTGACTTGGCAATAACCTCTTGTTTAATGTCAAACCTATGCTCACCCTCTATGTTTGTAAACTTCTTGGCAAAGTAAACATAAGACTTGTTGATATAATCCTGCACCTCTGAGGCAATATTAAGAATCTGTTCTGTCATGAACTTATCATCCTTGACATCAGCATCAGGATATCTCTTCTCAACTAATGGTAGTGCTGAATAGAATACCGAATCGGTATCGGTGTAGATACAGTAATCCTTATCCGTACCTAAAATCTTATTGTAGTAACTATTGGTAACTTTCTCGGTGAACTGAATTAACTTAACACCCGTAGTAGTGGTGGCTTCGGCATTATCAATATCATAGAATCTAAATACCGTGAGTCCAAGCACACCATAAAAACTATTCAGAAGAATCTTCTGAACATATTGTCTACGATCAAAATAACCATGTAGTTCATCATTACCTTCTTTACCATATTTCTTAGATAAATTCTTATACTCAACCCTTTCATCAAACCATTTTTCTAAGATTGCTGGAATGATACCTCGTTTAGATTTATCATATACCACACCATTGGAAGCAACCGAAACCTCATTCTTATTGAAGAAATCTTTTAACTCACCAGTAGAGAATGTACGAATCTTCTTCTTACCACGATAGAATGAATATTCCTTCTGTTCCTCTCGTATGAATTGTTCAGCATCCCAACCAGCAAGTTTACCAATCTTAGTCTCAGGTGATATATTCAGAGTCATAATTGTCGATGGATACATAGAGGTTAAATCTAAATCATACACCCACTCGTATCTACCTGGATTGGGATCTTTTACATAAGCTCCACTAAACCTACCAGCGGAATCATCATAACTGGCATCATGTCTTTTACTCGGAGCAACTAAGTTGAGTTTTCTCAAATAAGTCAACATAGCACCTTCGATATAACGAGAACTAAAATACACTTCCTCATAAGGAATCCTACCCAAATGAGATACAGCACGAGCGAGATCAATCAACTTTAACTTCTCTTCCAATGCCACAACTATCTTAACATCAACCAGATTATATTCAATAAATTTATCGATATCATTTTCCAATAACTGATCAAGCGTACCCTCATACTCAACCTTACCCATATTAACTTCTATCTGACCAATTACATCTAAACGATAACTTGAC